AGTTGGGGGAACAACTCAAACTCATCCCAGGAAAAAACTCTATGTTGTTAGATGGTTAGACGCATATGAAAAAGAAAGTGGTTGGCATAGTCTAAATGATGCCCTCAAAATTAGGCCTCCCGAAGTTCTTTCTGTGGGATATGTTCTCGCAGAAACAGAAGAGTACATCATTTTGGCAGCAGATATTGGTTCGGATAAAATGGATAATGATGTGGGCAGGGTTCAAGTGATCCCTGGTCAGTGGTTATTGAGCAAAAAAGAAATCACATAAAAGTCAAGTAATTTATTTTAATTTTTATGTAGATATTGACTTGCGAACTTTGATATACTAGAAGTTCTCATGAAAAAATTTGATTTAGACCACAAGGCAATAAGCGAGTTTGAGCTTAGAAATCTAATGATAGCGTCATTACAAAATAAATTATCTATTGAGATGTCCAAAGACAAATGTCTTTGTGGCGAGGATGAGCCTGCAAAAAAAGAGAAAGAAAATCTTAGTTATAATCGTCAATCCAGCTGAGGTTGGAAAGCTCTAGGCTCTACAATAAAAGCCTTTTCGAGCATAGAATCTACTTGTTCCATCATGTTATCCCAATCTTCTTCGAGATAACCGTTCACCATTCCATCAGCAAAAGTCACTAAGACTTTACCTACCGTGTCTTTCAACACTGGATCGTAGACTTGCTGTCGTTGGACAGCTAGCACGATTTTTGTTTTTATATCGTTCAACATAGCGTTGTCCTTTGTAAAAGCGGGAGAATCGAAACAGGGTAAACACTCCCGCTCTTATGGATATTTATATAGATTTTTTGGATAAAATGATATTAAAAAGTCAAGTTTTAATTTATGGAAAGTTATCCCCTAAGTTGAGGACAATTTTCCAACTTTTACCTGCGACACTTTGTCCAATTGACTTTATGGGATATATCCTATATAATGGGTGGCAGAAAGGAGAAACAGGGAATGGCAAGATACTTTCTAACCGAAGAAACTGAGAACTTGACTAACTGGGTCAAAAACATTGACAAGAAACAAGTAGTCCAAGTTCAAAAATGTGACGACGGCGAAGGTGGTTTTTTATATACCCTGACTATTTTGGAATGGTGGGACAACCCCGACGTTCCTCATAAGTCCGGATATAGAGCCACTCATCAAATGTCTACACATGACTTCATTTATGAAGACAACTGTAGAAAAGATAACTAATCAAATCAGGGGGCTTCGGCCCCCTTTTTTATTCTGTTTTATCAACAACTTTTACAGTTCTACGATCAAGTTCTTTTTTTATATCCTCTTGTAAATTTTTTAGTTCTTCTATAGATAACTCTTTTAAATCTAGTTCGTATTCTAACTTGTACATCTCCATCCTTTCTTAAGCCGAGGGGATGCGAGGAATGGCATTTTAATCCCCTCAGCCGTTCATGCGAGAGCTAAAACAGATCTCATCCATCTGTTTGGGAGGTAGACTTCAGAGATAATTACTGATTCTCGCTATCAGTAATCAAGAGGAGACACCATGATTATGATTATGAAAAAGACCTGCGGAGATCTTGTAGGTGCCTCCTCCTCATTACTGAAACTTGTCTACTTTTTTACTCCAGGCTTTATGCTCTTTCTCAACTAACTGAGAAAGTATGCCAGATATTTTTCTATCTTCACCAGCTATTTCTTTTAACTTTCTATGTGTTTCTACTCTTACAATGACTGATTTATATTTTTTAATGTCTGTCATTTAGGCTCATCCCCTCTCATGTAATCATCAACTAAACTCACAAAATCGTTGATCTCAGATTCTAACAAAGAAAAATCCCTTTCTCTATGAGTCTTAGTTAGTTGTTGGAACCCTGGCATTTCTTTAGCTCTATCTAAAGCTGCTTTGGCCTCATCTAGTTCATTGTAAAGATCTGCTAGTTCGTCTTCTTTATCTCTTGCGTATGCGTTTACTTTACCCATTTCGTTCTCTTTCTTTTAATTTATTATATGTAATAATATATAGGAACTCCCACTGCGTTGTCAACACCTTATTTCTTTTTTCTTTTGCTTTCTATTAACCACTCTTTCAGAGTTTCTCCTAATGATTGTGAGGCTAAATCAATTTTGTTTCTCAAACTATTGACAATATTTTCATCGACAGTTTTTTCACAAATAATATCAATGTAAGTGACGTTGTTTTTTTGACCTATTCTATGCGCTCTGTCTTCTGACTGTATTCTCTTTTCTAAATCATAATTATTAGAATAATATACAACAGTGTGAGCTGCTGTTAATGTTAGACCGTAGCCACCAGTTTGTTGATTGGCTATAAAAAATCGAACAGGACTGTCCTTGTCTTGAAATTGTTTTACAATCTCCTGCCTGTCCTTGTCTTTGGTATCACCAAAGTAAGTGACTACGGTTTCCTCCCCAAACTTTTTACGTAAAGTATTTGCTATGTCTAATATTGAATAACGATAGTTTGCCCAGATGATTACCTTGCCTTCTGTTTCTTCTAAAACATTTAATAACTCATCCATTCTATTATTTTTTAGCGGGACTGGCGGTTGGCCGTTGTCCGTGGGCAGATAACCACAAGTAATCTGGTGTAGTCGAAGAAGCATTGTCATTGTATTATCGACTGTTAGAGTTTGTCCTTCAAGTTGCGCAATCGCAAATGTCGCTAGATCATTGTAAGCTTTCTCTTGTTCTTTACTTAGTTCAATGTATCTAGGTGAATAAATTTTATCCGGTAAATCTAAACATTGTTCTTTCAATACTCGAAAAGAAAAGCTAGCTAATTTATTAGATAACTCATCCAAGTTTCTAAATCCAACAATGTGTGGATAGGCGTGAGTAGAACTATGTCGTTTTACCTCTATCGCATATCTAGATTTGTACGCCCAATAAGAACTAAACCCTAATAGATCCTCGTCAAGAAAAGCACATTGTGAATATAAATCCATAGGATTTTTAGTGACCGGGGATCCTGTTAAAATTCTTCTGTACGAGGCCCCTCTACAAATTTTTAAAATATTTTTAGTTCGTTGAGCAGAAGGACTTTTAATCGTGGTGCTTTCGTCAATGCACAACAAACTAAGAGTTCCAAGTAAATACTTCTGTAAAAAGTCAACCGCTGGTTTGTGAGCCAAAGCCTCGACATTCATTAAAAAAATATCAAGACCATCAAAAGATTCAGATAATTTTTTTAAATTTTTTGTATCTTCTTTTCTACGAGAGCTTGGCGCTACCCAAGTCGTGACTCTAGTTTCAATGTGATCTGGTAAGTGTGCAGGTATTTCTAATCGTTCCCAGTTTCTATAAACTCCTTTGGGTGCTATAATAACAGCTGCATTAATTTTTCCGGAGTCATACAACATGGCAATATTATCAATCAAAACTTTCGATTTGCCTGTTCCCATCTCCATGAAATATGCAAAATTTTCGTGGCTCCAACTACAACCTAACGCTTGTAATTGATGAGTAAATGGCTTCGTCTTAAAATTCGGATACATATTCTATAAACTTTCTAAGTTCTTTATATAGGATAACTTATATGTCTGTCAAGAGTTTCTTACTACAAAAAGTTGTGAGATATATTCCAGGATCTTTTACCTGTTCATAAGCTTGTGTTGCAGCGATCTTACATTCCTCTAGCGTATCAAATCTTTGAGGAGGGATATCCTCAATGCAGGTGCTACTTAAGGGAATATAAGGATCATTAATACAGAGCCAAATCATCATTATATATTTCATAGTTGTATTATGATACTCTTTGGTATAACTATTACAAATAGATTAGAGAATGAACAGAGTATATGTGACAACAAATACTAAGCTACCTAATGGTGGTTATAGAGATATTTCTGATTGTGAGAGATTCGGAACTCCTTACATCATGTTTGAAAATCCAAAACAAGTTCAAGTAAATTCTTCAAGATTTACATTTTCTGTAGAAAAAAAATTAAAAGATTTTACCTCGGAGGATTATTTAGTATTGATGGGAGACCCTGTATTAATAGGGATTGTTTGTGCTGTTGCTGCAAAAATTACAAATAATAATTTTAAAGTATTGAAATGGGATAGAGAAAGTGCTATATATATTCCCATAACAATAGAATTATAAAGGAGTTATATTATGGGTCTTATGGATAAAGCTTTTGAGCAGTCTCAAATAAATACTTTAGACAGCTCAGATGTAAAAGATCTTGGCGAAGCATGTAACGAATTAGACAATGTTCGTCAATTTATTTCTGACAAAGAAGCAGAAATAAAAAAAGCAAAAGAAAGGGAGTTTCAATTAGAGAATGAAGTCATCCCTTCTATGGTTGAAAAAGTAGGCGTTAAATCATTAACGCTAACTGACGGATCAAAAGTTTCAGTCAAAGATCAACTACGTGCAAACATTACAATGGAGAACGAAGACTTTTGTTTTAGTTGGTTAAAACAAAATGGTCTTGATGATGTTATCAAAAATAATGTTGTGTTGACATTTGGCCGTGGACAAGATTCCGACGCTACTAATATTATGAACGAGCTACAAGACAGAGGTCTGTACCCTAGTAATAAAAAAGCAGTGGCATGGAATACACTATCCAAACTAGTCGAGGAGCAGATTGCTAAGGGTTCGATGTCTTCTGCCGATCAAGAAAAGTTTGGTGTGCACACCTTTAAGAAGGTGAAGATCGAACGAAAAAAATAACAAAGGACAAATAAAAAATGACAAATCAAAAATCAAATGGTGCTGTCACCACAAAGGCAGAAAGTTTACCTGCTGCAAAAATCGAGGCTCTCGAAAAAATGGCAGGTGCAGGTTTGGAGACCGTCACAGTTGACGATCTACCACAACCAAGACTAAAAATACTACAAACAACATCTCCAGAAATAACTGGGACTAAAGACAAAAAACCAGTCGAAGGTGCTAAAGCAGGATTAATTTATAACAATACTACTGAGTCTTGTTATCCTGAAGATGGCATTGATGTTATCGTCTGTGGCTATGAGAAGACTTGGGTTGAGTGGCAAGAGAGAGGCACAGGAGGACCAGGTGCTCCTATTAATGTCTTTACGCCAACTAATAAGCCAACCGATTCAGTGCGTGGCGATGACGGAAAGTTTCGTTTACCTAGTGGAAACTACATAGAGGAAACAGCAAACTTTTATATGCTTGTTTTAAATCAAGGACCAACACCAGAAGCCGTTGTTATGTCCTTATCAAAGTCAGGTCTTGGTCCTGCTAGGAATTGGGCATACAGTTTGAAGAATGAATTTATTCAAAATCCTAAAACTAAAAAACTGTTTTTAGCCCCTTCCTACTACAGGATCTATAAACTTAGCACTTTCTTTACAGGAAATTCTAAGGGTAACTGGTGGGCATTGAAGTTTGAAAAAGAAGACTTTTTAAATGACGAAAAAGTCTTTGACACCGCTGCCGCTTTTAGTGAGCAAGTAAGAGCAGGCAAGGTATCAGTGGATTATTCGGATGAGGAGAACGCTGCTGCTGAAGATGTTCCATTTTAATGGAACAACGGGTCTCTAAATTTAAAGAGATCTTTCTAGGTTTGGAGCGTGCTTATGGTACGTTCCAACCTAAAGAGAGTCTCAGAGAAGACAATAAAGCTGAGGGCGAAACTTGGATAAGAAAGAAACCATTAGATGAAAATCTTTGGAGCGATCACCTTTCTGGTGCTTGGCCTAGTCTTGGTGTATTTCCAATCAACGACGAGGATAAGTGTCGGTGGGGGTGTATTGATGTCGATGAATATCCCCTCGATCACGTATCCATCGCAAAAAAATTATCAGAAAAAAATTTACCGTTTATAGTCACAAAATCTAAAAGTGGTGGCGCACATATATTTTTATTTTTTAAAGATTATGTTTCTGCTGCGATTGTTCACAATAAATTAAAAGAGTTAGCTGCTTTCATGGGTCTTGGGCATTGTGAAGTTTTTCCAAAACAAGAAAAATTATTAAGAGAGGGTAATGCAAAAGACTGGGAGGTCGGTAGTTTTTTAAACTTACCTTACCACAACGGACTGAACCACACAGAGCGATATGCTTTTAGTGACGAGGGAAACATTTTAGACCTAGACGAATTTTTAAAAGAAGTAGAAAAAAAATCTATTACAGACATTGAATTAAAAAAATTATCTTTAAAAAAAGAAAACTCAGATTTTACTGATGCACCTTACTGCATCGAAGCTTATTTAACAGAAAACAAAACAGTTCAACCAGGAAACAGAGACAACTTTCTTTTTCAATACTCTGTTTATGCAAAGAAAAAATTTGGAGAAAACTTTGAGAAAGAGGTTCACAAATTTCATCACAAATATTTTGAGGACCCTTTACAACCAAAAGAAATAGAAAAAATTATTAGACAGGCGGATAAAAAAGATTGGGGATATAAATGTAAAGACCAACCCATGTGTTCTTTTTGTAATAAATCAAAATGTAGAATTAGAAAGTATGGTGTGGGCGATAGCAACATAATCACTGATGTAGGGAACGTAATACAGTATGGAGATAACGAGGATACGATTTATCATGTGACCGTGAACAATGAGCAAACAATAGTCTGCACTATCGAAGAGCTATACGATCAACACAAGTTTAGAAAGAAGTGTCTAGTTAAATTAGCTTCAATGCCTTCGATTATGAAAAGAGAAGACTGGGATTTGTACATAACAACTATTGTGTCGAAAGCTATAAAAGTTAAATCAGAGTTTGAGATGACACCAGAGGGAGAGTTTAGAAATATTCTTACTAGATATATATCTAATCAAGCGAATGCTCTGGACATTGATGATATTCTCAATGGTCAGTGTTTCGTGGACGATGAAGAAAGCAGGGTATACTTTCGTTTGGATCAGCTGCAAGAGTACATGAGAAATAGAAGGTATGGTGCATTGACATCAAATCAAATGGGAATCTTTTTAAGAAACTTAGGCGGTGATTATTCTAAGAGAAAATTAAATAACAAGAAAGGTCAATTAGTTTGGTGGATCCCCAGTGATAAAATAATCACCAAACAGGAAGTAGAAATACAACAAGATAAAGAGGAGGAGATACCATTTTAACAAAAGTTTGTAAAATAATAGGGCCCCCTGGCACCGGCAAAACTACAAAATTATTAGAAATTGTAGAGGAATCTTTACGTTGTGGAACGGCTCCTGATAGGATTGGTTATTTTTCTTTTACTAGGAAGGCAACTCAAGAGGCGATAGATCGTGCTTGCTCTTTGTTTAAGTTGCCACGAAAAGATTTGAAGTGGTTTAGAACTCTACACAGTTTAGCTTATCAATGGCTTGGGTGCACACATACAGATATTATTCAAAGACAAGATTTTAAAGATTTTTATAATGAATGTGGTGTCGACATATCTAAGTCAATAAAAGTAGACGATGTCGCCGTGGGGGAAGAGGACTCCGGTTTGTCTTTGATAGATTTATATAGAGTTAAAAACACTAGCTTAGAACAAGAGTTTCAAAAATATGGTCATGTTGTTGGGGGCCTTGCAAGACTTCAAAGAGTGGATAAAGCTTACAGAATGTTTAAAAAGAAAAGAGGAATAAAAGATTACACTGATTTAATAACTGAATTTAATCGTATCGCACAGTCTCCAAAGTTAGAGCTTGTCATTGTAGATGAGGTACAAGATTTGAAGCCAAACGAGTGGGAGATGGTGATGGTTATGATACGTCAGGCACATGCATCGTTTTTAGCTGGGGATGACGATCAAGCTATTTATTCTTGGAGTGGTGCTGATGTATCTAAACTAATAGACTTGGATAGTCATTTGCAAGTATTGGATCAATCTTATAGAATACCTAAAACCATATTCGAAAAATCAAATAACCTTGTGTCTAGAATAAATAAAAGAATAAATAAAACTTGGCGACCTAGAGAAGATGAAGGACAAGTGCGCAACACTAATTTTGAAAGTATAGATTTACGCCATGGTCAGTGGTTAATTCTGGGCAGAACAAATTATTATATAAATGAAGTTGCACAAGAATTAAAAAACAAAGGTTATCTATTTGAAAAAAATAATTATTTATCTATCAGCAAAGACGTTGCCACAGCTTATAGAGCTTGGATTAGTTTGCAAAATAAACAAGAGCTATCTTATGAAGATGTGAAAGCCATGTATCAGTTTATGCCCGTTGGCAAAAATGGTGTTTCTAGAGGTAAGAAGGGTTTGCCTGGAGCAGACTTTGAGGGACTATATAGCTACATTGATTTAAAAAAAGACTGGGGCTTAAATACTTTAGTCGAAACTCCTTGGGAGTTAGCTCTCAGTAGAATATCGGAGTCGGATAAATTATATATCAAGCATATACTAAATAGTGGACACGACATAGATGAAGAGGCGAATATAAAACTCTCTACAATTCATGGAGCTAAAGGCGGAGAGAGCCAGAATGTAATTTTATTTTCTGATATTTCTAAAAGAATAAATGATAATATGTGGGTTAATAGAGATGATGAAAGAAGAGTTTTTTATGTCGGTATGACTAGAGCGAAGGAAAATTTATACATTGTTCCCTCTACATCTCCTTACGAGTTTGAGGAGATATTAAGATGATCTTTGAACAACAGATGGATTTGTTGAAGAAAGAAAACAAACCAGAGTGGTCAAGACCTAGATTTCCAGAAGTCACAGGGATAAAACAAGTCGCTATAGATTTAGAAACTTACGATCCAGAAATTAAAAATTTAGGTGGCGGGTGGGCAACGAACAAAGGTTTTGTTGTAGGTGTCGCTATATCTTTTGAAGGGTTTGATGGTTACTTTCCTGTTAGACATGAAAGAGGCGGTAACTTTTCTGAGTCAGAAGTTAAGAAGTGGCTCACAAAATTATTTAAACAAGATCCAATAGTGATATGCCACAATGCTGTTTATGATTTAGGTTGGCTTAGACGTTGGGGTGTAGAGTGCGATGTCACTAAAGTATATGATACTTTAATAGCTGCTCCTCTGGTAGATGAAAACAGATTTAGTTATAGTTTAAATAATTTATCTAAGGATTATTTAGGTGAGAGAAAGCAAGGAAATATTTTAGAAGACTTTGGCAAAGAGCATGGCTTTAAAGCCATAGAGAATATGCATTTAGTTCCTGTGGAATATGTTGGTGTGTATGCAGAGCAAGACACTCGTTTGACTTATAAGTTGTGGGAGGTTCTCAGAGTTGAGATACAAAGGCAAGGACTGACTGATGTGTTTAATTTAGAAACAGATTTACTTCGTTTACTTTTAGAGATGAGATGGAAAGGTGTTTGTGTAGATTTAGATAAGGCTGAAAAAACAAAAAAGTTTTTTAAAAACGAAGAGGATAAAATTTATAAAAATATAAAAAAAGAAACAGGTATTAGTATAGATGCTTCTGATATTTACACTGCTGCTTCTTTACAAAAAGTTTTTGATAAGCTTGGTGAGAAGTATGAACTCACTGAAAAAAATAAACAAGCAAAGATTAGTAATCTCTCTATGAAAGAAAGTGACAACCCTTTGATACAATCAATATCGGTGGCTAGAGAATATAACAAAGCACACACCACCTTTATAGATTCTATTTTAAAACATCAAGTTGAAGGGCGTATTCACGCTGAGATTAATCAGTTAAAAGGGGAGTATGGTGGCACGGTCAGTGGGCGGTTGTCTATGAACAATCCTAACTTACAACAGGTCCCTTCTCGCAACGAAATCATAGGTCCAAAGATTAGATCTTTGTTTTTACCAGAAAATAAACAAAAGTGGGTTTCTCTCGATTATTCTCAGCAAGAGCCTAGATTGCTCGTACATTATGCCAAAAAACACGATTTAGAGGGCGCTGATACCCTAATTAAGTTCTTCCATGATGGAGAGGACTTCCACCAAGTAACTGCTAATATGGCTCAAATATCACGGAAAGAAGCTAAAACAATAGGATTGGGGCTAATGTATGGAATGGGTATATCTAAACTAGCTGATTCTCTAGATATCAGTCAGGATCAAGCTAAATCTTTGAAGAAGAAATACAACGATAACGTAAGTTTTTTAAATAATATTATTGTTCGTGCTACAAGATACACAGAACAAAACGGATATATAAATACTCTGCTCGGTCGTAAATGTAGATTTGATCTATGGGAAAACAAAGACTTCCACGACAAAAGAATGATGAATTATGAAAACGCCAAAAAGACATGGGCGTGGAATGAAATGAAAAGAGCAGGAACCTATCGTGCATTGAATAGGTTGATACAAGGTTCAGCGGCAGATCAAACCAAGAAAGCCATGGTTGATTTGTGGAATAATCACGGGATTGTCCCGATGATACAAATACATGACGAACTAAATATTTCTGTAGCCGATGAGACCCAGGTAAAAGAAATAAAAGATACGATGGAGTCTGCCGTTGAACTTCACGTGCCCGTGAAATGCGAGGCAAAAATAGGAACAAACTGGGGAGAAATAAAATGAGAATAACTTATGACAATGGTAAATTAAATTTATCTTTAACTAATGAAGAAGTAGACCACATCGCTGATAACAAAGGTAGAAGTATACCGATGGATATTAGTTGGTTGAAAGTTTTACACGAGGACATATCTAAATGTGTCATGGCTCATTGGTCAAAGGTTGAGGTGTGGGATGCGTTAGAGTCACATCAAAAAACTGTAAAAGAAATTGAAGACTAAGTATTAGCTACAATCTCTGCTAACGACTCACAGCGTTTCGGTGTCTGTGAATGCCACCTGGAATCTTTCATTTCCTCTGATGCTTTTTTCCAGTCTTTAACTCTTAGTGCTTTCCAAAATTTTTTAAACTTAGATACGCCCGTTGTCCCCAGCTGAAACACCATCTCAAGAATTACCTCACCTACGTGTTGAGGCAAATCGTGACCAACGTTTTCTTGTATTAACATGTCAGCCCCTGCTGCAGCCCTGTTTAAATCCATTTCAAATATCTCCATGATTTCATCCATGGGTATTTCTACTCCCTCTGCAAATCTCTCCATTTCATGTGGTTGCACGAGGTGGCCGATACCCACAGTTTTTTTGCCCAGTGTGTCGAGATAAACGGATGTCCTCAGGCCCTCATGGTCCTGTACCCGTGCCTTCAATTCGTCAGTAATTTTTATCATTAAAAACCTCCTATGCCCCAATGTTTATTATGTTCGTCTTCGTCTTTCTTTCGTTTTTTTCTTTTGCGCTTCGATGAACTTCCTATATATCCCTGCAGGTTTTGTTTTACCAGCAACCCTAGCTCTTTGCTCCATAGCAATAGCAGCTTGAGTCTTATGAGCATGGCTTCTACCGCTTCTACGAATTTTAGCAACGCTCTTTCTAGCTGATATTTCATCTTTAAAACCAAGTCCTTTAATTGTCCCTTTTGGATTCTCATCTGTATAGAGATCGGAGTGTAACTTAGACTTTCTGGGTTGTCCAGGTTTTCTAGGTATTCGTTTCATTATCTTCTTGAGGAAACTATACCACCCTCATACAACCTTTTAGTTTGTCTTAAAAAATCTAATATTTTTTGATCCTCTTGTTTTACAAAATCAGCTCCCGCTAAAGCTCTTTGTAGCCCAGGGCTAGGATTTCTAAAAGATTCTATAGTGGTATCTTGTAAAGTTTGCGGATCTCGCTCTATAATTCCTATTGTCCTATCAAAAGTTGTTGGACCTGCTCCTACACCAACATTAGTGGTTATAAAAGGAGTTCTGATTGTTTGTACCTCTTGTTTAGTTGGTTCTGCTTTGGGTGCAATTATTGGATCTAACTCTTTTACTTCAGCTGTTTCCATAGACACTGGGCCACCAAACTCAGAGTAATCTCCAAATAAATTTCTGTTGGCTGCAATTATACCTGCGTTTCTTTCTATGTTTGCTGCTAATTTTGCGTCAACTTCTAATTGTTCTATACCTTGTAATTTAGGTTTGTTAGATACAAAATTATATTTATCTTTATTTTTTAGAATCTCTAAATCAACACTAGATAATTTATCCACCCCTGATCTTAAAGCTCCGGTTGCTCTATTATACAAATCTTTTGCAATTCCAAGGATTCCAAAGTTTCCAGACTGAATCCTGTCTCCTATACCCTTTGCGATACTTCCAATTCCAAAGGCAATATCGCTTCCTATTTCTCGAAATGTGGGTCCGAACTCTCTAGCAAGTCTCATCTCTTCTTGCGCTAAAGTACGAGGAGCGTCTGCTGTCATCTGTAAAAGATTAGATGATCCTTGCACTGGCTTAGTAAATTGATTTTTAAATGATACTAACTGATCTGCCTGTTGCATTCGGCGAAGCGCCCTATCGTCAGAGACATCAGGTCTGTCAGGAAAAAACTCTTTTCTAGCTCTAGCTATGTCTAGATCTCTGCCTATTGCGTCTTTACTGGTTGCAAATCTTATGTTACGTGGTGGTGCCATTAGTTAATTCCTGCTATCTCCCTATTTATAGGATCTGTTAGTGTTGCTTGTCTAAACCTATCATCAACTGTAACGTTTGTCGATGGTTGACTGACACGTTTAAATCCCTCTGGTATTTTTACCAGAGGAGTTACTGGCTGATTACCGCCCGGCAGGGCAGGAACAACAAAATCTTCTTTTTCAAATAAAATGTCTGGTATTTCAATTTCAAATTTAGGATCTTCTGTTAAATCTAAACTTAAATTCTTACTATAAATTTTATTTATCTGAGGTATTGCAGTGTTTAAAGGATTGCTTAATTTTTTACCTAATTTTTCTTCTAGCTCTGCGTAGTTTTCAGCAAATATTTGACGCACAGAATCTGTTATTCTATAAGGCACATACCTCCCGTTTAACAACGCAGTTTTTTCTTTTTTAGTCAATCTTAGTTCTTTAATTATGCTTGACCTAGACATCCCTAATTTTTCTGCATCTTGAATAACTTTGTACATTTGTCTGTAAGCTTCAAATCTTTCTCTTTCTGCTCCGATATATTGTTGAATTATTTCACCTGGTGAAACAAGCCCTCCTTTAGCCACGTCTCCTATGAAAGAGGATCTCGCACTTTTAATTTGATTTTTAAAATCAGAAACAGCAAATGGAAGTGACCTCTTTGGATCTGCCTCTATTTGTCTAAAACCAAATATACCTCCAAACTCATCTCCAAAATCATAAACTTGACCATACTTATCTGCAGTTTTTTCTCCTGATGCCTGAAACAATCTTTTGATTTGTCCTACTGAACCCGGTATAAAAGTTTCAACTATGTGCATTGTTGCCTTTTGTAGTTGCTCCCCTACTGTGTCACCAGGTTTAAAAACTTGTCTTCCATCTCTAGATCTTCCGTTTCTTAAAAACACATCCGCTATGGCCTCAAAAGCTATAGCCTCAGACATAAAAGGTTTAAGAAGTTCAGCAGATGATTTAATACCTGCGTCCACCAGTGATTTGTTTATGCTCTCCCCAGTTTTTTGACCAGCTGCTACCTCATTCAACAAAGTTGTTGCTGGTCTAATTAAGGTGTCATAGGGAAAAATATAACTTAGATCTATATATTTTATTTTACCATCTTTACCTTTTTCTGTTGGCATCAACAAACTATTCTCTGACCATGATGGCACAAAAGATCTAAGAGCTTGTAATTCATCATCACTCACTCCTGATAATGTTTGACCAAATTTTACTAAGCCTGCTGGCACGATACTAGCTGTGCTTATAACTCCAGCTAATCTTCTAAGTCCTGTTTGTCTAAAACCCTCTGTTCCTATTTCTCTAGCTGCTCTTTGTATGGTGTTAAATCCTGTTCTGATGATCTCGGCAGGGAAAGCAACAAATGTTCCCAAAGGAAGCCTTCTAAGTTTTTTTATAAACTCACCAACATATTCGTAATTAGGTATGTTGTTTTTAGTTATACTGGCTGCCATGTTTTCTATAAATGTTTCTTTAAGTTTTTTGCCAGTAACGACCTGACCTTTTGTAAAATCTATGAATCTACCATCAGGACTTAAATCAACTGTTTGTTTAAATATAGGATCATCAGCAACATTTCTAAGTCCTGTTTGAGGATCTAAAGTGCCTATCTTTCTACCTAATAATTTTTCATATCTTTTAATATTTTTAGGATCAAAAATATTTTCAGGAGTAATATCTTTTAGATTTCTAGTCATAGTTTTTAACTCTGATTCAAAGTTATATATTTTCCAAAAGTTATCCTCTGCAATGTAAAAATCTCTTGCTTTTTTAGCTAATTTACCGGCACCTCTTAAAAATAAATTATCCACCATCTCATTGTAATTGCCGGTAGCTACACTTGTTCCTGTTTCTTTTGCTAATGTATCTAAGTCTCCTATTATTGGGTTTGTTCCCAAGATGCCCAACCTTTGATATGATAATTGTTTTTTTAAAGCTTCTTTACTGTTGCTTGTTATGCCTTTAAAAGCAGATGCAAAACTTCTAGCTGTTTCTGCAGGGTTTTGAAAAAATATATTTCCGTTCATCGTTGTAAACAAAGTTGCAGACAAAAGGTTTCTTACGTGAGTGAAAGGAGAGTAAATTGTTTTTGATTGTTGAGAAAAACTTTTTGGAACTAACACCATGTATTTGTAAAGATTATTAAATACACCATCACCTATCGCTTGAGGAACATTGTTTAATACGTCAGCTACTGGTTTAAAAGTCAACAACCCATCTAATTTAGTTGCAACAGGACTACCAGAATTTATTCTTACCAAGTCTTTTTCTAAATCAAAAGCTGTATCTGCAAATTCTGGACTAGTTTCTTTAAGTTTTGTAATGTAATCAGTTGCCTCTTCAGTGTTTCTAAAAAACAAACCACTTTGTCCATTAGGGGTGACTGAGCTATTATATAAATCATCAAAAACTTTAAACTGAGATACAAATTGTGCCTGTTTACTTATCGTATTAGCTATATTGTAAAAAGGATCATCTATCTCTCCAAACAAAGCACGAAGTTCAGGACTTTTCAATGTTCTAGTTTTTAAAATATTATCTTCTATTTCAAGTCCTGCCTGACCTAATTCTCTTTTAAATCTATTTAAAGGGCTTATTTCATTTAAATTTCTACCAGAGGTAGCAAGAAGAGAGGTGACTAAATCTGTAGCCTCATTATAAAAATCTTTATTACCTTCTTTATCAATCATAATCCTAGATATTTCTTCATCTATTAGTTCTTGTTTTCTAATTCTAGCTGCCCTTTGTTCAACAGGATTTAATTTTTTAATAGACTCTTCTGGTATTCTTTCATCAATAATCGCCTTAGCTGTATTTTTAACTTCTTCACTTGCACGATTAACTCTTATAATTTTTTCAAAGTATTTAGTTGCATTTTCTATAACGTCTGATGCAGGTCTAAATTTATCTCCATCTAAAAGACCAAATAGTTTTTTATTATCTTTAAATAACTCATACTCTCTTGATATGTATGTTCCCAGTTGCGATCTAGTCGCCTCTCCAACTCTATCTGCCTCTGCTAGTATTTTTTCAGCCTTTATTTTTTCGTCTCTGATTGCTCTAGGATCGTCTAAAACTGCTTGAGCATTTTTTCTAACGGCCTCTGATATATTTCTAACTTCACCAGAGGTCAAATCAATTTGATATCTAGCATCTCCAATCGCATCAAGTAATTCTTTTTTTTCGTTGTTTGATGCTCCTAATTTATTCAGGTAATCATCTAATTCTTTTTGTGCTTTTAAAGACTCTTTTGTTGATTTATATCTTGATGTTCTGTATGTAACTCCAGGTTCAACTGGCACTGAGGTATCTATCTCATCTATAAAATCTCCATAGTTTTTAATTCTATTATCTATTAGTTTTTTTAGTCTAGCCATTTTATCTTTTGTTTTACCAGCTAAAACTTTATTAGAACTTTTGACTATTGTGTCAGCAGATTTTTCAATCTCATCAACAAACTGTGTTGCTTTCAACGCTGCTGCTGAAACTGCCTCTTTACCTGATTGAACTCTTTCAAACATATCTCTTGTAAACGCACCACTAGGTGTTACAGCATTAACAACTCTACCTAGTAATTTATTTAATGGATCTTTGTCAAAGTTTCTTGCAAGAGGACTTTTTTTAGCTGCACCTCTAACACCAGCTATCACACCACCAATACCCGCTCCTATCAATCCACTTTCTATGGCAAACTTAAATCTATTCGATAATCTTCTACTAGCCTCTTCCGAACCCTCTAGTCCCTCTGTTGTGTCTAATTCTGTAGGGCCACCTATTACATCACCTATTGTTCCTAAGTTTTGATCGAAAGCTACAGACTCACCCAGAGTTGCACCTGCAATAGCTCCAGATGCTATCCCTAATCTTTGAGCCATGCTTCTAGGCTTTGCCTCAAGAGCATCTAATTTTTGTTCAACTTTTGTTTTAGGTTTGCCTAATTGTTTAGCCTTACCAAAACTAAGGTACTTTCCGCCTTTCTTTGCATCTATCGCACCTTTTGCTAATCTTGAACCAATTTTAAAACCCACAGTTCCGGGTATACCTATTTGAACTAAACCTTCTGTTATTTTACCGGTAAGAGTTTTTTCTGCTATTTCATCAAAAGGATTTATGTCATCAAAAAAAGTTTCTACTTCTGCAGCGTAATTTGTATCTAATCCTAAATCTAATAATTCTGCTCCTAGAGATGCGATACCTCCAGGTATTTTAATTGCACCAGATCCTACACCAGCAAAAAAAGATGTAAAAAATCCGGGCTTATCTTCTTCTTCTTTCTTCTCGTTTGTTAATTGAAATCCCTCTGGGACAACAGTGGGAGAGGAAACCCTTTTAAATCCCTCTGGTATTTTAACCATAGATTAATCCTTTTTTTCTGGGGTAACTAGAACAAGTTCTTTTCCATCGAATCTATAAGTATCACCTTTTTCATCCTGAAACAGCTCTCCCACTTTCATTGTGTCGTCCTCTCCAAAAACAATATTTTTTATGGAATTGTAAGTGCTTAAGTATTCTGGTGTTCTCGGATCTAGCGTTGCTAGTGTTGCGCTTGTAGAAACTAGCTCTTCAAACAAATCATTTTTAATTTCATCATCTGTTTTACCGCTCTTACCTTCTAATAAATTTAAAGTTTTTTGATTTATCTCTTGCTCAGTTGCATCAGGACTTGCTTTTTTAATTATGTCTGCGTATTTATCAATAGTGTCTTTGTCAAAAGATTTAAGAACTTGTTCTTGTTGGAACTTCTTCTCTCTTGCGATATCTGCTTCAGCAGATTCTATTGCTAGTAAATCTATGGCTCTTTCATCTTTCATGGCTTGTTGTCCAAGGGCTGCGAAAGTTTGTAATGGATCCTTTGCTGAGTTGGCAATTTTCTCTGCAAAGTTGCCTCCTTTAGCAGAGGCAAGATTTAAACCAAACTGTGCAAGTTGTAGAAACCCTTGTTGACGAAGCATCTCTTTTGGATCTCCAATTAAATTTTTATAAATTGCAGATTTTTCTTTTACAAGTTCTTCTAGGCTTTGTAATTTTTCTCTCTCCTTGTCTCCCGCATCATCAGGATCTGTTAAGTCGCCCTTTGGTTTAGGAACATCCTCTTCATTTTTTTTCTCTTGTTCTTTTTTCTTTTCTTCCCTAACACTTCTTAAAGCATCAGCATCTGCTTTTAATTTTCTTTTTCTTTCTTCCTCTAGTTTTAAAGCATTTTCAAGGGCTAGTATATCCTCTGTTGACTCTCTCTTTGCTTTTTCTATGCCCCTTTTTCCAGCAATAATAGGATATATCCTACCATAATCTTGCTCTAATATTTGTTCAGGAGATCTAACTAAATTTGATAAAGCGGTAGGGCTTCCTAACATCGCTTGAGATAGTCCGGGAGTTACTTCAATAAAGCCGCCATTAGCAAATGCAGGTATACCGTATTGACGTAATTGATTTTTACTTAGTTTTTTTTTAAAAAGTGGTCTGTCTAAAATAGCCATTAGATCCCTCCAAACAAGGAACTAATACCTCCTAGTCCCCCAAGAGATCCAACTGCCCCAAGACCTGCAATACCTAATCCTGCAATTTGTTGTAGTGCTGAAGGAGATGGAGATTGTGTATAAGTAATTTGTGATGAAGGCACACCTCGTAAAATATCAGATGCAAAAGCTACTCTTTCAAAAGGTTCTTTTTGTTCAGCAAGAGTTGTTGCTCTAGCAGCTTCAATCTGTGCTTGACCAGGGACAAAAGCTTGAGTTGTAGGATCGACAAAACCAAACTGTTGTGTCAGTTGTCCGAGGCCTAGTAGCCTATCTACATCCCTACTACCTAATTGTTGCCCTAGCTGTCCTAGACCTGCTTGTGCTTGCGCACCTCTTAAAGTTTGAGAGCCTATCGCTCCTAACTGTTGAGCGGTTCTAGCTTGAGCCTGTTGTGCCTGTAAAAAGTTTCGTGATAGATCTTCAAAAATTCTTTGTGATTTTACCTGTGCTAAGTTTCTAGCCTCTTCTGCTTCACGAACACCGAATCTTGAACCGCCAAAGGCTCCAGCGGCCACTGCCTCTGCAGCGGTTCGTTGTCCTTGAATAGCTGCCTGTCTATCAAGTTCAGCTAATGCTTGTTGTGTTACTTGTTGTTGAAAAGGATCCATGAAGGTTGAAATCTGATTTGGATCTAAAGTCTGTTGCGCTGCAGTCAAAGCTCCAAGACCCGCACCAATGGTTGTGCCAGCAGCGTCTAAGAAAGGTTTATATGCTCCAAGACCAGCTTCTGCTCTTTGTATAGCAGCTTGTTGTTGTGGGGATAATCCTGCAACTTCAAAAGCAGGGATGGTGGTTGCTCTTCCAGCTAATCCTGGTTGTGCCTCTTGGAAATTTGGATCTCCTGGCTGTCCCACTTGAGGTATGCCAAAAACTGAAGCTAATAATTTTTCTACTCTATCTTCAATGAAAGGGGCTTGCCTTGCAAATTGAACTACTTCTTGAACCATTATGCTACCTTGCTTTCAAATTTATCCATCATGTCGTACATCATCTTAGCGCCTTTGCGACGCTGTTCTAACTTATCATCTTTATCTGCACCATTCAATGCACCTAATCCTCTAACTGCTTTTGCAGTCATTACAAACTCTCCGTCACTTAACATGGCAGGAATGTCATCAGACTTCTCTGTGCCGGGACCAGAAATCTGACCAGTCTTACGAGGGAATCCTCCCTCAGCAACCTGTGCTATTGGTCGTAGTGTTGGAGAAGATGCTCCGTACTGTCCAGTTGCAGTATCAAAAAAAACTGCTCGAGGGGGAGCGATATCTAACATACCTCTACTTCCTGCCTCTGGTGGAGGAGGGATACTAGTTGCCTTTTCCTCTTCATCAAATGCTCCTAAAGCTCCTAAAGCTCCAAGGCCTAACGCACCTGTTAATAATTTATTTTGTTTTGCAAACTGTAGTGCCTGTGCACCTAATCCTTTTTTTGCTGTCTCTCTTACAACAGCGTCTCTCGCTGCTTGTCCTTGAACACTTCTTGCAAAAGCCGAACTTCCTCCGACTCCTGTGCTAGGGGCTTGAAATCCAACACCCGCAGTTCCTTTTAAACTAGAAGCAAACTTACCTAAGCCCGCTCCTCCTTGAAGACCTACGCTAGCACCAAAACTTCCAAGTCCATATCCCATCAATGCTGATGTTGCAATGTTCGCAGGGTTGTCTCCTCTAATCGCTGATCCTAAACCTGCACCAATAGCAGCGCCTGTTGGTCCAAAAAATGCAAAACCTGCTGCACCTGCTATTGCTGGTAGGATCTTCTTAAACATTTTACTCCTCGCCTGTAGCTGCACCACTAAATAAATTAGGTGCTATTACATTGACATCTCTTCTAATGTCCGCCTCTGTTGTTTCTGTTTCAGGATTGTCAATATCTGCCTGACACTCCTCATGTGAATTATACTCTTGCCCTGTCTTAGTGTTAGTAACCGTTGTTTCTACTTTTGCACTATATACAGGGACTTCTTTACCGTCTATTATGTCATGACGTAATAGAACGGGTTCATCTATAATTTTCGCCATAATATAGTTTTATAGGCGAAAAGATACTAAATCAATAGATTTATGAAGGGAAACCTACATTACCAGAAATAGTAATTCTTACATCATCTGATGTAAAAAAAGGATATACCGTGTGATTTAAGTCTGCGGGGAAAAGAGCTATTTTACCCTCCCAACTATTGTCTACAGGTAAATCTATAGACTGTATTCTGCCCATTTCACCTATTTGTAAAAAAGCAAAATGACCCGCTTTTACTTGGTCCGGTTTCATATTAGGATATCTAGCTATCTCGTTTTCTATTTTGTAAGGAATCTTATGCCAAAAAACAAAACTAAATAATCCTTCGTGCACGTGTATTGGATTAAATTCATATTTTTTTTGAAAGTTTACCCACAAAGAATGTAGTTGAAGACTTATCTCCTTTTTACCTGTATACCCAGTTATTTTTTTAAAGTGTTGTGGATACTGTTCTTTATGTTTATCAATTAAAGCAAAGATTAAAGGGTAAACATGTTCTTTACCCTCTGGTATTAAAAATTCATTTTTAATATTGCCCGCTAAATCCATGTTAGCAGGTTGTAAATTTTTGCCTTTTATAACTTCATTCAGTTTATCTGTGATGTCTTGTGGGACCGTTGATATTAAATACATTATTGTTGTTGTTTTACCTCCAATACTGAAACCTCAACCATGGCTCTTGAGGCAGCATTTGCTTGTACTTTCATAGCATCACCTTCTTGATAGACCATGCTAGTGCTTATTGTGTTGGTGTTAGATGCAGAAACATCAACTTGAAATATTTGAAAATCTGCACTTCCATTATTGTGGTCAACATTTACAGTCACGGCTGCTGACCCATCGTAGTTATGAACATTAATAGTTTTTACTATAAATGTTGAAACAGGTGTTGGTGGTGTAGCCGCCACGTTAGCTGTTGGCACCGTAAACACTGTCGTTAAATCTGTCGTTGTTATGTTAGTTATAAATCTTTTAAATACATCAGCCATTTGAAAAAAACCAACTCCTTCTAGTAGACTCTTCTTGTGTATCTTGAGTATAAGAACTATTGAGTTGTTGAACTATCGCTTCTAAAACTCTTATTAGTTCTGCTTGCTGTTGAGCATCATACTCTTCTCTAGCGTCTGGAAATCTTTGTAGTGTTAATTTAGCCATTATCTTCTACCATCAGGCTGTATGTCAAATCTTTGTGTGCCAAGTCTCCACGCTGTGCCTGTTGTATTAGAAACCACATTAACTGTAAACTCTCTACCTCGGCCACGTAAACTTACGAAGTCTGTGTTGTCTTGAAAAGAAACTGTTTTAGTAACTGCGGTGCTATTATTAGGGTAATTTTTAAATTCTAATTTAGCATTTAGTGTTCCCTCTTGATCTTCAATATCTGGTATTAATTTAGAAACAAAAGAAAACTCATTACCCTCTCCTATCTGCACTACACCAGATTTAACAAAGGCAGTGATAGCCTGACCGTCACCATTGTTGCCGATCTCATGTAAGAAAACTGAGGACGCTCCATCTGTAAGTCCACTTATAACTTCATTGTTTGCGGTCGCTGTTGCATTATATTCTGTTGCTATCGGATTATCATACACCTCTCTATCAATCCAAGTAGTTCTAGATAGAGTTCCCGTCCACCAAGTGCCCTCTAAATAATTGTAAGCGACTATTGCGTTTATTTGGTCTGAACCTGTTCTAGGATAGAACCACATAATCTCATTAAACTCACCATTGTGTCCCGCAAAAGCGTTCTCTGATCCTGTTATGTTAATATTATTAAAAATAAATTGTTCTACAGTGCAAGGTAATTTTTTAACTGAACCATCAAATAAGAAAAAGGAGTCTTGAGACATCCAATAACTCACACCGTTAATATCAACGCCCGCATGACTTCCTATAATCCCACAGTTTTGACCTAGTTGTCTTAGACCAAAAGTAAATGGTGGTCCTATAAATTGTAAACTATGTAAAGACGTATCTGTCCAAACAAGTATTTGTCCTCTTGATCTTTCAGCTGCCACGATCCGTGATCCGTCGGCAATACGCAGTGAGCCAGCAGTATTCTCTGCCGTTGGTTGGTATGTGTTTCGATCTTCTTGATTAGAAAATCTTATTAACAAATCATCTTGAGCATTAGTGCCACCGATTTCAGGTTGTGTGCCCATAAATAAAACATGTCTATCTGGAGTAGATACTAAACCTAATCTTGATTTAGTTGGTGCATTAGTTATTGCAGTAGCTCTAGTTGTTACTCCACTATTAGGATTCCATTCAAAAGCACCGCCATTTAACACAGTTGCAATTAATAGTTGTCCAAAGTTATCAAGAGACCATTGTCTTGCCTCTAAGGTTACATTAGAACTGCTCGAAGCAGTTCCCCATGTTCCTGAACCCCAAGTGTCCGTTCCCCAACCAAAAGCTGGAGTTGATAATTCTGGACCAATGTTAATTTGATATTTTGCATTACCTGTTCCGCCTCCACCTGACGTGGATCCAGATGCAGCAGCCGTTGTCGTTACTATATAAGCGTTATTATTTGCAACAGATGTTATCTCAAACTCCTTGTTCATATCTAAACCATCTATGGTGGAGAAAGAATCAAAGGTCACAAAATCTCCTTGGACAGCGCCATGAGATGTGTCTGTGACCACTACTGATGTAGTTGCATTAGTTGTAAAAGGATTAGATAAAGAGGATGTTGTTTTTCTAAGAGGAGTGATATCATACGCAACCCCCTCTGCATAAAGATATAATTTTCTATCTGTCCCTATAGCATTGTATCTGGTGCCATCAAGAGCCACCCAAGCATGCATATCTCTAGCAACACCAACTAAAGTGGTGGTTATAAATCTTTGCCATCCTTTAATCTTTTGTGCTGAACCCTGAAAAAAGCGCACCATATCTCCATCAGTCCATTTTCCTTGTCCTGTATAGTCGGTAACTTCTTTGTTTATACCAGGTGCTGGTCTAAAATTTACTAGGGGCATGAGAATAATATACTAAAAATCTATAAAAAGTCATTAACTCCATTATTTTTTAGCCAATAAGGATGAAACATCCCCTTGATATGCTCTATTACCATAGTGAGTAAGAGGCATGGCAAAATCAGCCCAAATCTCTCCACCACACTCTTGCCACAATCTTGAAAAATAATAATCTTCGGACAAATATCTTTTTTGTCCAACAGTTTCATAGGGGCCAACAGCAAATAAGTCATAACAATTATCTGATCTATAATACTTGCCTGAGATTATCTGATCTGTTTCATACTTTCTTTCTGGAAATTTTTTAAACATTTTTCTAAAAACTTCACGTTTAACAAGCATCATTCCTGTAGCAGCTTCACTAACTCTAAAAAATCCATTTTCTCCCTTCAGATTATCAGGATTATCTAAGTTAACATTGTACCCTAAACATTTTGCCTCTAAGTCTTCAGGAGATATGTCTGGCTCTTTCTCTAAAATACCTTTTACTCTCTCTAAGTGTAAATGTTTCCTTGGGTAAATACCACAGGCCACGTCTTTGTCAGCACATATAAGTCTTTCAATGTTCTGCCATTCAAATCCTATATCTGCGTCTATAAATAATAAGTGTGTTGCAACGTAATCAGTTTGATCCATCATCATAGAAACCATAGTATTTCTTGCCCTTGTTATTAAACTTTCATTTCCCATAGATTGAAACCTTAAATTAACTCCTGCGTGCGATGACCAACTTTGTAATTGCAATAAACCATGCATTGTTGGCTCTGTTAAAAGTCCACCGTACATAGGCATGCCTAAAAATAGTTTAATATTTTTATCTTTTAATTCTTCTGGTTTAATCATTATTTCTCTCCTCGTATATTCTAATTATGCCAATCAATATTAAATGCCATAGAAATTCTTTCTTTATCGCTCGTATGTGTTGAAACACTGTGTTTTGTTATACCTGGAAAAAAAATTAACATGTTCTCTTTTATTTGTAAAGATTGATTAAAATCAGGGAAAGTCATAAAGGTATCGCTAGGAACCTCAAAATAAAATGCACCTGACCAAGCAACAGGAGCGTGGTGATGCTCTATTGTATAGTCGCCTTTTTTGTGTTTCATGCCCCAAGAGGAATTTAAAAAATATTTTAAGTGAGTGTTAGGTGTAGGAGTTCGAAGAGTATAAATATTTATTAGGGTATCTAAAATCCTAGTATGAAAATTTTTCATTTCTTCAACTTTTAATAGTTTATCCCAGTTTGTTGTTTTAGCGTGAACATTAACTAATTTATCAATGGGCTCCTCTTCGATAGCTTTATTAACTAATTCTTTTAGTCTATTTAAATAGTTTTTATTATACAAATAATCATGAAGTATATAAACACTCCCTATTGCATTATGAGAAGATTGTATTAAAGAAATTCTCAAAACTATTGCGCCCTATCATAGAAAACACTTGTTACTGTGGTTTCTGATTTATAATTCAAACCTATAAAATCTTTGAAAGATTTGTACTTTGTTCTTAAATAAAAATAACAATCGGAGTTCCAATTACTATTATCTAAAATTAAAATATTTTGATAGTTGATTTTTTCTATTAAATTTTGTGCCACATAAAGTCTTAAATTTTTGTTACGAGGATTATTGTCAATTAAAATAAAATCAGCTTCCGTGAAATAATTAGGTTCTTTTTTATAAAAATTATAGTCTAGGTAATTTACAACAACGTTGTCTATACCTTTAGATTTTATCAAGTTTATCCATTCAACCTCATCTTCATAAGTAATAACCTTTTTAAATTTATTACTGAAATATATTGTAGAGTCGCCTGAGCCAAATTCAATAATAATTTTTTCTTTAGTGTCCTGCTCTTCTATCCAATCTATAAAACCAAATGTGAGTAAGGGTATTGTTTTTTTCATTATCGAAAACTCTTTTTTTTCCAAGAACTTTTTTTGTACATGTCTACAATTTTTAAATTAAATATTATTCTTTTTTTATTTTTCTCATCCATATCTTTTGGTGTTTCAAGATGAGATCTCATTCTCCAACTATCTCTTTTAAAAGGAATTACAAGAACCATGGGTGACCCACTTTCTAATATAACTCTTTCTGTATGTGGATTTGTCCAGTAAAAAGGAAAATGAATATTCTGTGTATATGTGTCAGTATCTACAACTCCATCAATAATTTTAAAAGGTAAATTTCTGTTAAAGGGTTGTGTGAAAATACAACTATAGCCTGGTGGAGTTTTTATAACCCAAGGATTAATGAATTTAAATATGGCCTCAACTGTTCTTTTGTTGTGCCTTAAATCTTCTGAAACTTCAAAATTTTCATGAAAACTTACTCCTAGGCTTTCTCTAAAATCAGACGGTAAGTGTGGGTTTGTTTCAAAAATAGCTCTAGTATTTTCTTTATCATACCTGTAAACCTGATCCATTGGAAAAGGTATAATATACCCACAAGTAAGAGCATCTAAAAAAGGAATACATTTTTTTACCGTTTTTGAAAAAAAACTTTCACTTTGAAAAACTTTCATTTTCTTGTAAGCACTTGGAACATTTGAAATAGCAGGCTGTGGATCTGGGATTATACCTTTATACTGTGAGTAAAAATCTATGTGTTTATTTAATTTTAACACTACTGCTTTTTATTTATTACTTTTTTAAAATTATCAATAACTGTGTTTACATCAAATCTCATTATTTTTGGTGTATTTGTCGTGAGATTTATGTTTTTATCATAACAAAATCTTTCTTTTACATTATCATCGTTCCAAAGAACCACTCCTTCAGTTTGACAAAACTTGTTTGAGGACATGTGATTAAGTGAACTATCAATTCCAATAAACCCTTTAGCGTGTTTTATAAGATAAGCATAATTGATATAGTTTAAATTAATATCTATTTTACAAGTATTTTCAAAAAAATCTTTCAAAGAAAAAACATTAAGGACATTTAATTTTAAATCAAAGTTTAAAATGTTTATTATTTCTTGTGATTGTTTTTTATTAAGAGATCTTGATCCGATAAAATCTGTTTGTAAGTATGATTCATCACCCCCAATAAATTGCACCATTACAAAATTTTGTAATTGA